AGTCTATAAATTTCGCACGCCTTTTCCATCTTACCAATCATTTCATCTAATTCTTTTAATACGCTGTTATTATCCATATCTCTCACTCTCCTATCTTATCTTATCTCAACAAAAAATGTGTGTTCGTCATCCGTTAATTCTTCACCCATAAACAAATACCTTCTCATAGCGCGCTCAACATCTCCTGGGGTGTCACCCATATTAATTTTGCACCCTGTCTTGTTTCCTCTAACTGTGATAATCCCTTCCATAATATCATCAATAACGCCTGTAAGTGTTATTGGAAAGCTCTCGCTTGTTACAAAATTAAATAATGTCATGTTCTTATTCTCCTTTTGATTTTTATTTGTTAAGGCTTTTCCCTTAACTGTTTATAAGTATACAATAGAATTGTGTCTAAAGTGTGTTCAAAATGTTAACAATTTGTAAACAAATATAAAAACGGCTATTATATAAAAATATATAATAGCCTATATCTAAACACTGCCTAAAATATAGCTTACTCAAAGCATCCGTAATATATCACGTGCATTTAAACGTTGAGTTTGATATATACGTATATATTAAGTCAATGTTGATACCTAGTATCTATACCCGATCAAGTGTATTAATGCCCTCTTACACTCCAGATTTTTAAATCTAAAAAAGCCTTTATTATAGTAGTCTCGGAGCTTTACAATTAAAAATTCAGATTTTGAGAGCATTAAAAAATTAATATTGTGGCTGTCATTGTCGACACTAATTTTGATTTTGCAGTCTTTATTAATTTTAGTATCGCAAAATAATAACCCACTGTCTGCATACTCTTTTATAGCGTAGTCCTTGCCATCAAATCTAAATGTCAAAATATAAGTATATTGACCTTTTAAATTATCAATAAACGATAAATTGTCATTTAAATAAACGTTATCGGTGGAATATTTAACATAATCTGACCCACTAAAAGCCCGATTAAAAGCGCTTACCTTTTGAGCGTTGCTCACGCCTTGCATTTTAGACTGCTCCAGTACCCAGCCATCACCGCGCAATATATTAGTATTTGGTGTGAGCCTGTCAGCGATACCAAGTGCCACATAATAAGGATTAATCAAACTTGTTAAATTGCTTATCATGATAAGTGGCACATAGCGCACCGGCTGTCCGTGCCCTCTTGCTACTGAGGTGTGGATAGAAATAAGCTTAGCTACTTCGTGCGGGCAATACTCGCCAGACTCAGACTGAAATTCGTCAAATAACATCCTAGTAACATCATTAAAATAATGAGATAGTTTTTTGATTTTTTCTGCCTTGTTAATTGCTACTGCATAGCCACAAGGCTTATCATTGAGAAATAACTCAATAAATGTCCCATTTTCCCGCTTTTTCTCACTCATTGTGTCATTTGGGAATTTAAGCGCGGATATATCTTTAAAAAATTTACTTGCAACACCCTCTAACTCATTCCCCCAGCGATAAACAAGCATAAATTTTTCACCATGCTTTTTAAATCTATTTATAAGGTATTTATTAAAAAATGTGGTTTTTCCGGATGACCTATTTCCGGTTGCTAAAAATATCTCTGGTTTATCTCCGTTAATATCCTTATAACTAAGTAGTTTATTACCAGTATAAAATTTCAAAAAAATCATCTCCCTTTTATATTGCTTTTAATATATTAATATATTATAATTGATATATAAAAATATGTCAATAAAGGGGTGATTAATTTGATTGACGTTGATACATTAAAAGCTAAGGTTGACACCGTAGCCGATGGAGTGCGCGCGTCCGTACCTTATTATAAGCGTGCTGCCAGCTGGTTAAAATCTGCTTTAGAACTTAAACAGTTTGTTAGATATGCCTTTTTTCTCGGGTTTATCACAGAGGACACAAGAGACACCGTGTTAACATACATTGACAGCAAGGATCTAGGGGGGTGAGTATTTTGGACTATACAACTATTTTAGATAGCATTGCAAACAATGGCTTCCCGGTGGTGGCGTGTTTAGTTATGGGTTACTTTTTTAAATACGTTTACGATAATAATCGCGCTGACATCAACAAAATGCACGAAGGTTATTTAAGCGAACTTGATAAGTTTAAAGAGGTGCTTAACAATAATACCCTTGTCATCCAGCAATTAATTGACTTTTTAAAATTTAAAGAGGGTGGGGGTGATGATGCGTGATATTTTTTAAAAAAAGAATTCCCAAAAAGATACGTAAATCTTATAAGTACATACTTAATCAATGCAATGATCCAGGCGTGGGCTACTCACAAGCATACCGCGGTAATCAATTAGTTAATGGTGTTAGACACTATGATTGCAGTTCCCTTATATGGTATGCACTTAAAGATGCTGGGTTTAACTTATCCGGGTACCCTTTTACTACGTACACAATGCCCCAGATTTTAAAGGCTTTAGGATTTAAAGAGCTCCCAGCAACTACCAAATGGCGGCGGGGTGATATCATTTGGAAGGAAACACATGTTGAAATGTGCTACAGAGCTAAAAGGCGCCTTACAATGGGTGCACATGGCGCAAGCTATCCATTACCTGAACAGGTGAGCGTGAGAGACAAGCCAGCGCCCGTTGGCTACTGGCAGAAAATTTACAGATATGAGGAGGATTAAAAAATGGCAATTTTAAAAAAAGAAGAGCTAATCAACAAAATATCTGAGTATATCGGCGAGGATAACTCAGACATTGCAATTGAGATTTTAGAGGATGTTAGCGACACAATCGACGCGGGCGGTGATGCTGACGAACTTATTAAACAGGTCGAGGAACTTAAAAATAAGGTCGAGGAAACCGACGCCGAGTGGAGAGCTAAGTATAAGGCTAGATTTTTAGAAGGCTCAGCGGATCCAGAAGAGCCAGAAGAGGAAGTTGAAGAAACTGAAGAAGAAGTTGAAGAAAAAACATCTTATGATGAATTGTTTGAAGAAGAAAAGGAGGATTAAACTATGCCTAGAAAAGTAGCAATAAGCAATTTAAACGCAAGTACAATTGACATTTTAAATGTCATTAGAGCAAATGCATCCCAGGAGTACATGGATTTAGTTCCAAAGGTTGAGACTGAGAGGGATATTATTAAGGTTGGTGACGTGCTTTTTGGCTACCCAGCACTTGCTAATACCTTTTTAAACGGCCTTATTAATCGTATCGCACTCGTTAAGGCTAAAAGCTCAATTTTTAACAACCCTTATAAACACCTTAAAAAGGGTTATCTAGAAAACGGCGAAACAATCGAGGAAGTATTTGTTAACATTGCCAAGGCGCGTGAGTTTAGCGCTGAAAAGGCAGAGCAGAGAGAACTAAAAAGAACTCTTCCAGATGTTAGAACAGCACTTCACGCCATGAATTTTAGAGTTCAATACCCTATTACAATTCAGCAGGAAGATTTAAGACAGGCGTTTCTGTCAATGGACGGTGTGCAGAATCTTATTACTAAGATTATTGACGCAGTATATACTGCTGCTGAATATGACGAGTATCTTTTATTTAAGTACCTTATTATTAAGGCAGTGTCTCACGGTAAGACATACCCAGTAAGCATTGGCACAGATATTAAAGATGCTGCTATCCAGTTTAGAGGGGTATCTAACAATATCACCTTTTTAAAGACTGAGTATAACAATGCTGGAGTGCACACTAGCACACCAAAAGATGACCAGATTATTTTTATGGATTCATTTTTCAATGCGCAGTATGACGTTAACGTTCTTTCAGCTGCTTTTAATATGGATAAGGCTGACTTTATGGGACGCCTTCATTTGATAGATGATTTCACTACATTTGACAACGCGAGATTTGATGAAATTAGAGCTAATTCAACTCAGATTGAGGAAGTTACAGCTGCAGAGCTTGCACTTATGCAGGACGTCAAGGCGGTTCTTGTGGATGAGGAATTCTTCCAGGTTTACGATATTTTATTCACTATGACCGAAACACCAGTAGCGTCTGGGGTTTATTGGAATTATTTCCTTAATGTGTGGAAGGTGGTGTCAACATCACCATTTTCAAATGCAATATCATTTGTTGAGGAAGTTCCGGCAATGCCAAATGAAATTACTGCTAAAATTACTGATGTTTCGATTGGCGATGAAGCAACAACAGTTGTTGTTACTGTCGACGATACCGCAAAACTTAACGGTGGAGTTATTACACATATTCAGACTCAGCAGGCAGTAACCGCAGGTGTGGGCGTGCAGAAGTACGGTGCTTATCTTATCCCAGACGGTGCGAGTGTTACCGGACTTACAATTGTAGTTAATGGCACACAGTATACCGCGGCAGATGCGGTGATTTCCGACGGTTCACAGGTCGGCGAGACAATAACATTTACTAAAGTTTGATATAAATTATTTTCCATTCTTTCTCCCAAACGTGGGGTGTAGTTAAAAGCTCCGCCCCGCGTTTTTTAAATTAAAAATAAAGGGGTGATAATATGGCGCCATCAAGTGCTTTATATTTATACGCAGACGTCCCACTTAATAATACCTATAATGACTCGGTGTTTATCCCGGATGATCTGGGGGACATATCTAACATGATAAGTCCTAAGATTATAGTTAACTATACTAACTATAGTTTTATAAGAGAGCATACTATAAGAGTGGCTACTGGTGAGGGTGTTACTTATAATGATATTGCTACTTGTAATTATATTAAATTTAATAATGCGATAACACCAGATATAATAACATTTGCTTTTATTACATCAGTAAAATATATCAATGAGGGTTGCGTTGAAATTGATTACGAGGTCGACGTTTTACAAACTTTTGTTTTTGGGAATAAAGATAAAACAGGGTTTGACATGCGGCAAGCCTATATCATAAGGCAGCACTCAGAAACCGATGAAATCGGCGATAATATTTTGCCAGAGCCGGTACAACTTGGAGATTATGTGTATACCGATTATGAGGAATATATACCACTAAAAAAGCTTGCCACAATTGTAGCATATACCCCAGACGGTGACATCTCGGGAAATGTTGTTGACGGTGTATTTAATGCCACATCTTTAAAAGCTTTTAATAATACTACCGCTGGCGTGGCGGCGTTAAATACTTTTATAAGAGATATAACCGCGTCAAGGACAGACGCTATTCTTTCTATTTATACCGTGCCATTTTATGCGGTTAATAGTGGAGACGATTTTGCGGACGGCTACGACATGCCATTTGCTGCAGCTGGTAAATCTTTAACGCAAGTTTTTGAGCGCCCGCAGGATGCTACACCGTACACACCTAAAAATAATAAACTTTTGACTTATCCATATTGTTATTTTCACGTTGATAACGGAGTGGGTCAGGGGCTTAAACTTAAGTACGAGTTTTTTGACGCTAACACGGACTTAGAAAAAAATGCCCCATATATTAAATTTAAAACAATCGCTTCTCAGCCCGTGAGGTGCATGGCTGCACCTATAGGGTATAAGGGTGCAGGAAGATACACGGAGTTAACCGGATATAAAGAAATGTTGACCGAAACAATAACTCTTGATAATTATCCGGTATGTTCCTATAATGTAGATACTTTTAATCAATGGGTGCTTTCGTCCGCGGTTCCTTCTGTTCTTACGCTTGGAGCGGCTGCAGGTGCAGCGGCTTTAATTCCAGGAGCTGGAGCGGTTACGGTTGCGGGTGCATTGTCTGCTGCGTCCTCTCTTGCTAATGACGCTTACAGTCAGTCACTTGCACCAACTCAGACACAAGGTAATATCCAGGCGGGCAATATCTTATGTTCGCATGGTGGACAGACATTTCACACAGCGCATGCACACTTGCCAGTTGAGATGCTTAAAAGTATTGACAATTATTTTAGCATTTTTGGATATGCACAAAATAAAATTGCTAAGCCAAACTTACACGCAAGGTTAAACTATACTTATATCGAGTGCGATAAACTTGTTACTACCGGCAAGATACCAAATTATGCACTTGTTAAAATTAAAGAGATATTTAAAAGTGGGTGCACATTTTGGACTAATATAACATCCGTAGGTAATTATAGTGTAAGTAACAATATATTATAAGGGGGTGAGTAAATTTGAGACGAAAGAAGTTGTTTAAAAATTTTTTTGGCGAGTCGCTAAATAAAAATATGCGGTCATATTATTACTATTTTAATAGGTTAAAAGAGCTTGCTATATCATCATTTATCTACGACGATATGCCAGACACAATGGATTCAAGATTTTTGGAAGAAACCTTATTTAATAATGGTTGTGCGTTGCTTTTTCGTGATGACGTAATAGGTGATATTAACACGCGAGTTACTTTAAACGGACAATTTAATATCTATAATATACCTAAAAGGCGTCGAGCTTACGCAAGTAATGGCTATAATAATGATTTAAATGAGTCTAACTCAGTAGTTATTTACAATAATTTAATGCACACGCCAGCAATCGAAGATATTGAATATTTTGCACTCAGATTGTGGCGGTTTGATAGCATTATAGATATTAACGCAAATGCTCAAAAAACGCCGATTGTTATGATTGCTGATGAAAAAAGCAAGTTGACGGTGGCTAATCTTTTTAAAGAGTATGACGGTAATGCTCCAGTTATTTTTGGTGATAAAAACTTAAATATATCCGAGGCGTTAACGGTCCTTAATACATCGGCGCCATATGTTGCCGATAAAATTTTACAATTAAAAAAAGACACATGGCAAGAGGCGTTAACATATTTAGGTATATCTAATTTAAATATTAATAAAAAGGAACGTTTAATATCGGATGAAGTTAACTCATCACTTGGTGGCACGCTGGCCAGTCGAAATAGTAGACTACAAGCCAGAGAGCAGGCACTAGAGCAATATAATAAAATGTTTAACACTGATATTAAGGTTAGATTTAACGATTTTTATAATGACGGTGCAGACGCTACGAAAGAGCCAACAATAGAAGGGGGTGAACCTTTAAATGAGTAAATACACAACAGAATTAAGATATATAATCGAGTCAAAAGGCGGAATGAAAGAAAGCGTTGGACTCACAGCAACGATCCCAATGATTAGAGGTGTTGTTACAAATTATTTTTTACCGACTGACCATTTTTACACAGATTCGCCAGACGTTCAAAAAATAATCAATGAGTCGTTCCCATGGCTTATCGACCATAAAAAAGATTTGTTTACTAAACTTTTTAAGCACTATTATTTTAGGGAGATAGGGTTTGAGACTGCTGCACTTTGGGAATATCACTATAGGTTACTCACGTCTGAGATATTACCATATTATAATGAGTTGTGGAAATCGGCAATTTTAAAATACCCTATTTTTGAAGATATGGATTATACCACAGAGAGAGCAGCTGAAAAAAGTGGTCAAAATAAATCAAATGACGAGAGTACACAGGACAGCCAAGGGCGAACAGATAGTACGGACGCTACAGCCGGCACAAGGAATTTTGTCAATAAAGATAAAACAAACGAAAAAACTAAGTCTACTGCGTGGACTTATAACAGCGATACGCCACAAGGTCAAATTGATAATATCGAAGATTTATCTTATTTGACAAATGCGTCTAAAAACACAAATGACACAACCGCCGACCGAACAGCAGAGACAACAAATGCTGAAGAAAGCACTAACCAAGGCAAGAACACTAGCACGTCTGCAAATATAACAATGTCGGGGCGTTCGTCCTTCTCTCAGTACGGAGATACGGAAGCAAGTGGAGAGCATACAAAAGGGAAATCAAGCGGTCAAACATACATGGAGATGCTCCAAAAGTACAGGGATGTTATTAGAAACATTGACATGGAGTTTATCAATGAATATGAGTGCTTATTTTTGCACTTATGGTAAAATTTAAAAAATGGAGGTTAAAAATTATGGCTTATAAAAAAATTGAAAATTTTAGGTTTTGGTGTCAAAAGGTCCTACCGTTGGTTTATGATGATTCACTATCTTATTACGAGGTGCTTTGTAAAATTCGCGATTTAATTAATGGTATTATTGACAACATGGATAGTTTAGCGGACGCGATAGAGGATCTAGACACTCGACTTGACAAGGTTGAAGCTAAATTAAACGATTTATCAAAGCTTATTATTGATGAGGTCAAAAAGTATATTCAATCGGATGATTTTGTTGAGCAATTAATTGATGAGTTAACAAGCTCTCAAACATTTAATAACTGGTTTCACGATTTTATTACAAATAATCCGGATTTAATTCAAGACCTTATCAATTCAGAATATTTTGATGAGTATTTTAATGATTATATTACCAATAATCCGGATATTGTTAATTCACTTCTTAGCAACCCAAATTTCATTTCGAATTTTGCGGAGACAATGGCACGCCAGACTGATTTTTACGATATTGTTAATATTACCGACGGTGATATTTCAAAAGGCGGACTTGTTTCTAATTTTTATGCAATCGGCAAAAACTCGCAGATTGCAGCTGGTACTAGAATAAAAGTAATGTATAGACCAACACCAAGCCCGATAGTTGGTAAGTTTCAGCGTACTTCTTCAGGCGGCTTTTATAATTGGAGCGCTGACGGTGACACCGCTTACACATCCTTCATTATTGATATGAGAGGTTTTGAGGGTCGAAATTTATATATAAAAATTGATGAAGCTTTTGATCCATATTCATACACATTTATTAAGAGGGGGTCACTTGATACTGGCGGGGTGTCCATAACATCCGATAAGGGTACGCCAACGGGACAAGCTTCTTATATCCCAGGTGATTTCTTAAAGCTGGAGCCAACAAAAGCAGTTAATTTTGTTTTGATTTCAGTTAAAAATAATGGTGTGGCATTTACACCAACCTTTACTTATTCCATGCGTAATGTTGATTTTGATTCTAACACAGATACACCTGTACTCATCCCGTTTAATGCTTTCCAGGTTTGGGACGGTGCGAGTGATACAGCGATTAACACACTCGAGTTGTTTAAACCAAACAATGAGTTGGCTTATATTATATTCGGGGCTATTGGATCCACACAATACTCACTAAGTGAGGATATTACATCTACTAATTCGGATGTTAGCAATCTGCAAGAGGATATGACCGAGTTAAAAAACTCTGTCAGTGATGGCAAGGCTTTGGTGGCAAGTGCTATCACGGATAAGGGAGTTGCCACCGCTTCAGATGCTAGTTTTGGTGTAATGGCTAGTAATATTAGAAATATACCGACGGGAGATGCTAACAATTTATTTGGATATCTGGAAGGCACTTATACCGACATTGATAATTATGATATTACACAGCTAGGGTTTGTTGATTTAGGTATAACATCTTCGTCGGATTTCCTAAGAAGACAATTAATTGCAGCTGGTGTTAATGTTACGGATTTGGATGAAAATAATGCATTTAATATATTACCGTCTGTTACTGGTTCAACAGCTGGTTGGGCGTTTCAAGTACAATCAAGCGGTAGTATATACCTTAAATACGCTAACGGTGCGCACATGGATCTCGTTAGTTTTAAACAATTTTCTATCCACTTGTATGTTAAAATATTACCTAACGGCGGCTTATTACTTGGTAACCCTTATAATGACGTCACTAATGGTGTTGTTTTAGGTTTTTGCGGGGCGTCATCAGCGTTTGAATTACAAAATAATACAGAAGGTTTTTATTTATTTAGCAATATTTATCCAAATAGAAACCTTGCTAGTGACGCAAGGATTTATGTTAGTGCTTCACCAACATCTGGTGGCACAAATAATATTTTACGTAAATCACTTCAGGTTTATACTAACGAATACTTATACATTGAGCCAGCAGTATCAACGGAAACATATGGCACAGCTAATTGCGTGTTAGATAATTTAGGCGTTCCATATTGCGCTAAAAATTATTTAGAAGGTGACGCCTCAAATGGCTACATTTTTACCGATACAAATGGTAATGTATTTTGGCTACCAACAGCCGGCACAGCAACAACCGCAACAAATTCACAAAAGGTTTGTGTTAGGTTAAGTGATTAATTGTTTCACGTGAAACATTTTGAGGTTAGCACTCGACGTTAGTCGGGTGCTAATTTTTTCGCTGAGGGCGTTGGGGAAAATTGACGGTTACCTATTAACGTTACCATGCAC